TGAACAAACCAGTATAGTGTTTCATTGGCGCTATCTTGAAAAGCGCCTATGGTTCTAGCGGCAGCGCTTAAAGGTGTTTCTGCTGATGTATCTAAGTCTGTTACGTAAAGAGAAGTTAATTGTGTATTTCCCTTTGCATTTTCAACAGACCCTACCTCTGAATCTTCAGTAGATCCAAGTCTTACATTTAACGCATCTATATATTCCCCATTAGGTATAAGCCTTTCATCAAGGCTTTTATTCATACGCCCTTTAACAAAATTTCTTTGCGTTCTAGCCATGTTATTTTATCCACTTGTTTTCACCTCTCATATTCATCAATAATCGCCCTGGATGAATATTACTTAATCTAATTTTTGCATTACGTAATAAAGCGGTTTTGTCTTTTTTAGCTCTGTTAATAATGTACTCTTGCACTCCAAACTTACTATTTAATATTGCATATTTAATATAGGCGTAAATATAATCTTCAAATAGTTTGTTAAGAGTTATAAGAGAATTATCACCACCCTGCATACCATCAGAAATATATTCTAATATACACTGCTCATTAGCCATGGTAGAATTAAAATTAATAACCCCTGCCTTCTTATCTATAGTAAAGGTTGGGTTCATATTGGCTGTCTCGGTGTTAAGTCCGTAGCGAGTTCCTATGGACGTATCTCTAGAGTTCTCATTATAAGGGGTGTTGTTATTTTGATCTAGAGTGGCTTGATTTAAATAAATACTATTTAAGGATCCATCCTGTCTTGAGCTATCTAAAGTTGACGTCTGAAGCTTTACATTGTCTTGACCTTCGACTGTTTCGTAAGTAAATGATGCTGTTGCCGTTTGCACATAAGATAAAGCTGACTGCACTTGTATGTTTTCAACAAGCGGTCTTATGGTGTTATTTTTAAAAAGTGATATTCTCACCCAATTCACATAATCTGAAGGTAAGACGAATCGTAAATCTGAATAGACTGTGAGCTGCAATGATTTTATCTCTTTAAATGCATCGTAGTTTAACTCTTGTATTCCACGCTTTGCGTGAAATAAAATCTTATACCTTTCTTCATTATTAACTAAGGAATGGTTTCCGTCGTACATCAATAAGAAATTTGTAACTATATCTTCTAAGCTAACGTATTGATAAGACCCCCAATTTAAATTGGTAGGATCAGCTGCGTCGTTAGTATAATACTTTTTTTGGTCTATGTATGCCATAACTATTGTTCTTTATTTTGCATTTGTTCTTCTACTTGACCAAATTTAAACACATCGCCTTCTCTTATTTGAATACCTGCGTACTGTAAGATTTTTGAAACCAAGTCATTCCCATCATCTAACGGTAATTCAAAATCTTGATAATCAGCTTGGCTTTGATTAAAAATTGGATCTCCATTAGAAATTGTTGTGAATGTCCAATTAGGGTCTTTAGGGTATCTTATGTACTGACACTGCACGTCAGCTGCTCCATTAAAGGAAACAGGGTATATAGCAACTTTGTCTGCTTCTTGAGTATAAGCTGGATAGGTTAGAGAAGGAGCAGTAAGCAAGGAATTGTTTAAAAGTGTTATTTTACTATGAGACACTGGTTCTGCTATACCCTTAAAAACCGTAAGCGCAGAACACCTTATCTCATTAATAAGATAATAATCAGAACCTGTTGTTGCTGCTGAAGGCAAAAAATAAACATTTGCCGCATGGCGGGTTAAATTTTGTGTAACTGAAAAATAATCTATTACTTCTTCGTATCCTTTTTTTAAGTCTGCATATCCCGTCCCTGATAATCTTGCATTTTCTTCATTAATCTGTTGATTGTATTGAAAAAAATACTCATCAAATAAATCTAATTGTGCTTGTTTAGCAAATAGGTTAAAATCATTAGGGGATAAATAACCGTAATTGTTTTTGTTTATAATCGCTAAAACTGTATTTCGTACAGAATTTATCATTGTTATTCTTTTACACAAAGATAAGTAAAAAAAAAAGAGGTCAATTTTTGTTGACCCCTCTTTGAATTATCAGATTAGTAACAATTATTTATTACACTTTTTGAAATCTTAATATAAAAAAGTTTTGTCCTGCTAACACGCCGTTATTCTCATTACCAGCGGTAACCTCTTTATTTAATACTCCTGGAAAATCAAAAGTTACATTAGGCCATGCAGTCTGCAAAGATGCAACTACTGCATTTTGAACGCCATTTCTCATGTCTTCATTTCCACCTGTTGCAGCAGTAAAAGCATACGTTAGTAAAACCTGTGATGCAGACTTATCTCCGTAAGTTATCTTAAGTTCTGAATTTAGATTATTTGTAGATGTGTTTTCTATAAATCCTAAATCTGCTGATCTCATCAACTTATTATGATTATCCGCTTGTTTTCTGTAAACCATATAGACGTCACCTCCTACAAAAATATCAGCGTCTACAGTTAAGGTAGTTCCAGTAACTTTAGTTACTAAAGCTGTAGCTCCACCTGTAATGTCATAAGCTGAATCGCCTACTTGAACTCCAGCAGTAACAAAATTACTTGTTGAGTCTATTAACTGATATGCTCCCGTACCATCGGCAGTACCGCTTTGTTTTACTGTATTTTCTGGCATATAAATAAAATACGCTGTGGCATCTGGCACTCCTCCACCTCTACTAGCCGTGGCTCCTATAGCTACTAATGTTAACTGTGTGTCAGAGTCAACTGAAACTACTGTATACATTTGTCCTCCAGTTCCAGCGTTTGTTGCTCTATCCCACACAATTGCATTAGGTAATACAGTTTGTGTAAAAACACCTGTAGAATCTGTTAATGTCAATCCTGCTGATCCATTAGCTGTTGACGTTCCTGTTTTAACAACGTTAAGTTGTTTTAAGTTTATAAATTTTTCCATTGTTGACATCATTTTAAGAGTATACTATTGTACTCAAGGGGTTAGACACTATTCCAGTTTTTTGAGTAACCGTTGCTCCTTTTGGGAGATAATCAGATGAAACATTCGTCCATCCTGATTCTAATCCTCTTGTTACTGCATTTTGTACTGATATCTCTAAAATAGGCGATGCATACGTAGAAGGCCATGTAAGAGTAACTACCTTACCATCTAAGTAAGTTATAGCGACTGCTGAAGTAGTTGTTTGTCCAATAGTTACAATATTTGAAATTGACACCAATTGGTCCTGATTTAATGTTCCTCCAGCGTCTAACACTGGAATGCTTAAAAATTTTTCCATAATAATAATAATTTATGAGTTAATAATAATGTTATGCTATGTCTATATTAGATACAGCATAAGCAGGTTCAATATCCAAACTTACATTTGTCCAAGAGGAACTAAGAGCAGTTGTCATTTGTGATTGCAAAAAGTTTCTAAATATAGTTGAGTTTGCTGGTACTGCAGCATGCGTTAATTCTATAGTCTTTGAAGAACCATAGAAAATAGTTGTAGTTGTAGTTGGGTTAGCACCCGGTCCTGCCGCGTTTCCAACCTCAATTAACTTTACGTTTGTTATAGGAACCAATTGGCTTCCTTCATTTGTCACTGGTACACTTAGGTATTTATTCATAATAATAATAATTTATGAGTTAATAAAAGATAAAGATACAAAAAAAAACCAGCGATTTCTCACTGGCTTAATCCCTACATATTTTTGGCCAATCCTGATAAATGTTTAAGAACTTCTATGCCCTCATCACTTTGAAAATATGATGCTATAATATAAATCGCATCTTCTCCATAAGGTATATTTAACATTTTCTTTTTATTTGAAGGAGTGTTATAGTAAACTTCTTTATTTTGATTTCTAAATTGTATTAAACCTTTATCAAAAAACAATTGAATGGTTGCATTTAATTTTAATGCAGGGTCTTTTAATAATAATAAAAAATCTTTTGGTTGGTTTTTAGCAAAAACTAATATATCTCTACGTAGCTCTGATGTTGATATAGTAGTAATATCATTTTGAAATAATACTCGGCCTACATTTTCTACTTGATCAACTGTTAGTTGTCGTGCTTCTATTAAAGCATCAACCTCATCATTCAGCTCTTGTACAATTACAGAAGCTTCTTTAGCTTTGTCAACTTCTACATATACCCTTCCGTTCCCTGGGTGGTATGCTAGAAATTTTTGTAGTACTTGGTTATCTTTTCTTACTGTTAAAAATCCGTTTTCAAAAACAATTGGCTCTAGTATAGCATTGCTGTCTTGCTCTTCTTGAAACGGTGAGTTTTGATTTCTTGCATATCTTAAAGCTTTATTGGTTCCCGTATCCTCATCAAACCATAGTAATGGAAATCTTTGAGTGTGTCGAGATGCTAAGATTAAAGAAAGAGGCGCTGTGTCGCGCGTGAGTTTGTAGATTTTATCTACGTACTTGGAAGTAGTTTTCATTTGATTTGATTTAAATTTTATATATAAAAAAAGGGGGCTTTTATACCCCCTTAAGGTAGTGTATTACTCTTGGAAGATAAAGAAGTTGTTAGCACCTAAAGTACAAACAGCTCTCTCTGACAAGAAGTTTACTTGCATGTTATCAACATCACTTGTCATTGCACCACCAGCAGAACCAGTAATCCAAGTCTTGTAACGTCTGTCTTCTGTTTCAGAAGCTCTGTAACGAACATGTAAGAAAGGTCTCTTAGCGTTTTTACCAAGGATTTGGTCATAAACACTAGTTGATCCAGCGGGTACAAGTAGTCCGTTTACACGTCCTGATCCTGCTCCTGTTGGAAGTCCACCTCTCATTGTCGGGTCATTTAAGTATTTCCAGTCAGTCTTATAG